TGCGTCAACCCCGTACTGTAGATTCTCCTTGCGTGTTGGTGCGTAAGACGGACTAATAGTGGGAAGTCAGCACCTTATTAATTCCCATAGGACATTTGTGGTACCGATAATGTCCTATAGAAAGGAGTGCTTATGGATAGCGTTAAAACAGAAGGCTTTATAGGTACGTTGGATGATTTAATTAGTCGTTGGTATCAATGGAGGTTTGGTAAAAAACGTACAGAAAAATTCTTAGATGATTCCCAGCTACAGATATTTATAGGTGATGTGTATGACTATAGCTATTACTGTTTCTCTAAGTCTGACCAAGCAGCTATGAGTGAGAAGAGGTTAGCAGACAGAGATGTAGAGGATGAAATGAATAAAAAGAATCATAAGTTAAAGCAACCTACGTTAACCCTTATGCAAGGAGGTAAGAACGATGACGATGAAACAATTAATTAACGTGATGGATTTAAACTTAAGGTTACGTGCTTTACGTGAGGAGTTTCAATCAGCTAGACCATTACTACCAGAAGAAACACGTGACTTTACTTACGATAAACCTACCTATTCTAAAGGGCGTAACACAGTACAATGGAATAGGGTAACAGAGAGGGTTAAGGTAAGGCTTAGAGAGTTCGGTATTCCTACAGTAGAAGCAAGGATACATGAGTTGTGTGATGAAATGAGTGAGATTAAACAACAGATATATGATTTAGGAGATGTGCCAGAAGGGTGGGATAGGGTTAATTCTAATGAGCGAGAGGAGGAACATGGTTAAGTTTATATTAGTACTATTGTTATTCATGCAGGTTGGATGTAGTGGTCTTGCTACGTTTACAATGGTAACAGCAGGTACGTTTTCAGGAGAAGTATTACATGATGTAGTAGAGGATTATCTTGAGGATAAGGAGGAAAATGCAGAGAAGAAATAGCTCACATGGTTTGGTAAAAAAATACAAGCCTAATAAACAAACGGGTAAGCTGGAATTGGTAGAGTTTATAGACCCATTCGATACTATAACCCCTGCTAATATCCCGTTTAGAAACTACCATTACAAGTATAGAAAAGGAGGTAAGAAGAATGAGTAGGATGTACTTGATTGTATTAGTGTTAGTAGCATCTATGGTTACATATACTATTTGGTATGTCAGTAGTAAAAATGCGGAGGTACTGACTAATAGAATTGATGGTTACGGTGTAGCAGGTAAGACATTGGTTGATGATAAAGAATGGAGGTATATCCCATGTACTCCTACTATTGAGTCTTGTGGTAGGCGTGAATGATTTGGATAGAACTATTACTTAGTATTGCAACACTCATAGGCATACGTTTATTCGGACAGGGTAGGCGTATCGGTGCGGTGACGTGTGTCTTGAGTAACTTTGGTTGGCTCAGTATGTGGATATATACCAAGCAGTATGGATTTATTCCCGTAGATTTTGGCTTGATGTTTATATACTGGGAACGCCTGTATTCCCATATGAAAGGAGGACATAGTGCCAGCAGCACCAATGAAACGTGGTAGAAAAATGAGAACCCAACCTACTGAGAGAGATAAGAATATCCTTAAGCAAATTGCAGAGGGTATGAGTCTTACTGAGCTAGGTAAATACTGGGGAGTATCTCGACAACGTATCCATCAGATACGTAATAGGTGGTCTTATGGTAGGTACAAAGGCTACAAACCGTCTATCGTGGTAGAGGAAACTCACACGTGGACATCACAATCAGAATAGGAGAATCATTATGTCACTAATGTTACACTGCGGAGCAAGCGAAGTAAAGTTACATGAGTTGAAGGACATTCCCGTAACACCAAGAGTTTATAGTTACATTGGGAAAGATGGCAAGCCTAGAGTTAAGGCAAGATCAGAGCGTTGGGAAGGCATACAACACCATGACTTTGCTGATGCTGTGTTAAGTGCAGCAGAAGATAAAGGCATACCAGTAGACCT